GCCTTCGCTAAGATAACCCAGTGAAGAGTTATCCCCTCCCACAGTAGTGTAGTATACACTACACTTCCATAGGCCCTAGTTATTCAACTAGAAAGCCCCAGAACGTATCACCGACTGTCATATCATGTGACAGCGGCGCTTGCTTGGACGACACGCCAAGCAACCGTTCAAGTTCGCTATTATAAGTAGGCCCTGAGCGTAGAAACGTGGAGTATCTCCACATCTCAAGAATGTTCTGGCCTTTAAGGCCGGTGAACATTTCTGCCCATTCGAGCTCAGACTCATAATAGCGGGTCTTCAAAGTCAAGTGAACCTCACGCAATGCGCGAGGATCCGTGCATGCTTCGAGGCCCGGAGCGTGTTTAACCTTGTATACAGGAATACTTTCCCAAAGGTCAGCACACTCTGTGCCAGGCAGATGGGAAGTCATCCGCGGTTCAATACAGCGGACGAAGCTACTCAGGAATTTCCTTATGTAGTAATTCCCATACAGCTTGTGCTGCAACGCACATATCTGAGCGACCACGGTAGGAAGGTCCTTCCGCGTCCACCTCAGCGTAGTACGAGGCCAATAACTTGACTTGAGATCGTAGCCGCAAATGTACTCGCAGCCGCAGCTTTCGCGGTACTTTGTCCCAGGTCCATAGGACTTGGAGGTGTTTACCACGAACCCAAGCTGCTCCAACACATCCACCACCGTGTCATACAACAAAACGTCGACGACGATATCATCGCCAAAGACTACAGGAGGGAGATAAAACTCTCCTGTTAATGCTGTGGTGGTTTCTCGTATTGCCAGGGCAATCGCCAGGAATACGATCGATTCGACTGGAAATGTCACAGCCGAACCGGAGGTGCAGAACATGTGCATCAGACGCATACAATTCCTCACCTTGAAATACCTGGGCAAGTACATGTCAACGTCTGATACCAAGTCATCGGGGAGAACTTCATACGCCAGAGATCGGGCCAAAGAATCGGATGCGCTACTTAAATCTATAGTGGCGTAAACTCCGGACCTTGATCCGATATGCGCATACTCTTGGTTGCGCACCTGTGAATGGAGATCTAAATAATCTAGATACCCATTGCGCATGATAACATTCTCGATCTCCCGCCGTATCGCCTGCATATGATATTGTCTATATGCATGTTCTTCAGCGATAATCCTTGCCGCTTTATACGACTTCGGCACCGCCTGAACATAGGCGCAGTGGAGTGGATTCCAGGGGGTCCTTTCCTCCCAGAGATACCTCTCTTTTGCGCTGATGGGATACAACGGGGACTTGTACAGACAGCACTCCCACGTGGCATAGGCAACGAGCTTTTCCGCCAAAGGGCGGCCAGCGTCCGCAGCCACACCGGTCGAGAAGATGCCATCCGTAAAGTCGCAGGAGTAGCCCTTGAGCATATCACCCAAGCAAGCTCTTATCCTGTCAATCCAGTATCGAGACGGAGTGTAGGATTTCCAGTTAGGCTTATAAGAAGCCCAACCTTCATAACCTGCACGATTAACATCTCTACACCTCTGGTTAATAGCCAGAAGCATGTCAACGGACGCCTCTTCAACCAGATCGGCTCCATCGGGTGAGAACCGTTTGGGGTACCTCAAAATTTGAAGCGCCACCTTATCATTCTCACACGAAGAAAGAAGCTGAATGAGATAGTCTGGTATATCCAGACCCTCGTTAGATGCATTGTCAGCCATGCTGGCAACGTATCTGTTCGCAACGCCATCGCATTCAGCGATGCACGCAAGCAAACCCTTCTTAATAATTGCCTCGTGGAGCTCGAGACAACCACGCTCGGATAACTCTCTGGCTTGAAGGAGCCAGGTATTAACAACGAGGTAGTATGTAACCCAGTTGTCATTCGAGTATTGTTTCGGGTTCGTGGAAACCCTTTGTCCATCGATCTTGGCGACGGACTTAGCAGACTCTCTGCTAAACACACCGAGGTTAGTGATAATTGGATCCGAGAGCTTATCCCAGATCATCGCAGTGACCGGCTTCCGGTCTTTCGCCTTGCTACTCATAAGTTCTCCTTTCTCAGTCTTCTACAGGCTGGAGGGCGGAACGCATTAAATCGTTCCAGCGGAATTCAGCTGCGGTTTCGTCATACATGGCGCCCAGTAGGCGCTTGAAAACGATGTCAAGGTGCGATGCCTTGATATTACCGCTTTTCTGGTGACGTACGGTGAGATACATGACGATGGGCTCATCCATTACGATCGAGCCGTCAGTATCCGTAGTCCTGAGGATTTCCTCAAGTTTTACAACGTACTGTACACCGTTTCTGACCTTACCAGGGTTCTGGATCACCTGTGCAGTGGACACTTTATCGACGTCCTGGCATCGGAATGTCATCCTTTCTCCCTGGTCGAGAGGCGCAGTTTTATTCTGTGTCTCTACATAGGTAGGCTGCTCGGCTATCAAAGCATAATTAGTTTTAGGCTTGATGCCGGTGATGGTAACACTAGACGTTAAGTCAGTAGTGTTAGTAAAAGCGAATGAACTTGTATAAGCCATTTCGCCTCCTTTCTGCGCTCATGGCGCAAACAGTGCTACCGCATCCGCAATTCGCAGAGCAATGGTTCTAGAACCAGCCTTGCTAAGTTGCAAATACGGCATCGTTGAGAGTTTCCGTCCTGGCAAACGGACATAGACCTCATAGCCATCAATGACCGTCGTCATTGACCACCAAAGATCTTGAGGTTCGTACCGACATGCTCCGATATCTTGAAAATATTCAATGACATCTTGCACGGGCAGAAACCAATCGACTACAAAACTGAACGGGATCATGTCCCATACATTCAACGCATTGAGCTGTAGCCCAAAGCGCCGGAGAGTCGATGAGACATCCGTAGGGATGACTCGGGCGGGGTCAACTTCGTAGCCAACTCGATAGGTGACGCCGTCTCTCACGTATGAGCCGTACGTGGACACAGAACTCATCTGCATCAAATCATCCAGGCGGTTGAAAGTGTCCTGGAAGTCACGAATGTCCAACTTAGTTGTGGTATATGCATACCTATAAGCCAACCAAGCTTGACGGGCATTCTTGGGGAGTTCCCCAAGAAAATTTCCTGTGAAGAGGCTTGCTAACAGTTCAGCAGCCTCCAGGACATTCGCTGCGACGTTGGTCGCGGATTGGGGCAGATTTTTACCTGCCTCGATATACGCCGTTTCCAGAGCCATGGCCCAAGACCCTGGTAGGATACCTGTTTCCAAATAAAGATTTGATGGTTGCAGGTACTCCAGATACACCGCTTCTGGAGGGGCAAAATCTCTTACGCTTACAAAAGATGCGGAAGTATACTCACTATAAGTGTCATACTCCTTAGGGTAATCCCCCCTGCCTGGTAATGAGGGTGCATTAGCTATGCACCACTTACACACACCATACAGAGCATCGAAGTCGCCTCGGACATATATACCATACAGGTATGACGCCGACCACGGCCACGCAGCGTAAGGCAAGTACTCCGAATCCTGCCACAAGTAGTGGTAGTATACTTTGTACTTGTACCGATAAGTGGGCCTATACTCGTAATGACTATAGTCGTAACGGTGATAGGTGACATGTAGAGCACGGTGATACGTGCTTTCGTCAATCGATACGATATATTTCGTCGTACCCTCCCACACTCGGAAGTACAACGTCCTTGATGAATAATTCATCATGGCGTTGAATATCCCATCCGTCGATGGGGTGTTACCATCGAAGACTCGTCTAACTTTCATCCAGGGACCTGATCCATTTGGACCAGCTCCAAGCCGGGTGGAGAAAGAGTCATCATCTTCGTCAGGAGACGCTGGTACAATATATGTACCATAGTCAACACCACTCCATTTAATGCTGGAGGAGGTGAAGCGTTCCTGAAAACCAGCATACGTCTTTGTAGACATATTGTTTACCCTCCTTTCTGGTTTATGAGAG